GTGAGATTGCTGATGCTCCCGGTGAGATATTTGACCTGCCCGAACTTCGTGAACTTGATGAAGAAAAGTTCAATCTAAATGACTACCTCAACTCTAACATTGATTACTGAAATGACTACGATTTCTTTCACATCTGGCGAATTGTATGATATTATCTCTGCTCTTCAACTTGTAGAAGAAGGAGTGTATGATGATGGAGACCTTCAAGGTGCTGCTTATTATCAAAATATGATTCAACAATTTGAACTCATTTCTAATAAACTTCAGGAGTTTGTTCCTGAAGATCGTGTTGCTAACCTCGCCCTAGTTGCTAATTAATCATGACACCTGACTCTTACAATTTCACTGGTGATGCCGTAACCTACCTGGGTTTGATTGGTGTCATCAGTACCGCAATCATCGTGGTTTCGGTGTTTCGTTCCTACTTCAATTCTCCCCTAAGGAAATGAATCCCAAACTTGAAATGTTGAGTGCTCGTGAACAACTTATGAGCGACATTGAATGTATCGTTGAATCGTTGTTTTGGGATACCTGGGGTGATGAATACGTTAATACACAGAATGAATTGATAAAAACTCTGTGTGATTCTGTTTGTGCTAACTTTCCCTCTAATTGATGATGGCAACCCTCACTCTCCAAGTTACTGAAGTTCAGTTTGATTTTGATGACTTAGACTTCACCCCCGAAGAGCAACAAGCAGTTCTAGATGATGTGCTTGGTAATGTCTTTGAGGTTGAAGTTGATGATGGTTATGATGATGAAGTCGTTGCCGATGCTCTAGTTGAAGAGGTGACAGATTATGCCGGTTGGTGTGTCTGTTCTCTGGATTTCGTTCACGTTCTCAACACTCACTAATGACTTACAGCGTAGCACCAAACTTTAACTCTGAACGTGAAGAGTTGTTGTATGAATCCTGCCTCAAAGATTCCGACCTATTAGCAACAATCATCACAGAATATATCACTCGGTTGAGTGATACTGACCTGACTGAACTTGACGACTTTCTCACTAACAACTTCGGAGACAACTAATGGCACGAACTCTACAACAACTCAAAGAATCCGTTGAGCATTTGATTGAACAACAGGGTAATGATGCTCCTGTTGCTTACTGGATCTACACAAATGAGGATGTATTTGTAATGGATGAGAATGGTAATCCCGACCCTGTGAGTCGTGAGATTGCCGAAACTGTGCTTCATCAATTAGATGAATATGACCACATTTACACTGAGATTGCTGATGCTATTGAAGCAGAACTTAAGCAGATTCAATGATACTATGTGACAGTTGATAAGGTGACACAAGACCCCTAGACTTCCTGCTTCAATCCTGTTATTCTACATTCATACCAAACAAATCCAAATGACACTTAACAAAGCACAATTCGCCCAGTTCGTTGAGAACTATGTTTCTGATATTGTAGAGGGTTTAGATGTAGACCAACTTTCAACTATTGCCTTTGACTTACTTGTTCGTGAGTATGAGACTTATACTGAAGAGCAAATTGTGAATGAGATTAAAGAGATTTATGATGATGAATATGCTCAGGGTTTGTTAGAATCAGCAACTGCTGTGCCAGTTGCCTAAGTGGCACAGAGGGGGTTCCGCTGCCCCCCCTGACCCCTTATAATTGATTCATACCAAGCAACCCCACCAAATGCGTAAGATTGAATCCCTGATGAACGATGCCATCACCAACGGCACTGATTTTCGTTCTGCTAATACTAACGTTGTGCAGGCAGATGGCATCGCTGTTGTATTGCTTCACGGCAACAAGATTGCCGAGGTTGGTGATAATTTCGTCCGATTGTTTGATGGTGGATGGCAGTCTAATACAACCAAATCCCGCCTGAATGCTATTCTTCAGGTTCACGGGATTAAGGGCGAATGTGTATTCCAGAAGAAAGGACAGTGGTTCCTAAATTATGCTGGAAACGGCGTAATTCCTTTCTTCTCAGGTATGCGTCTGGCATAGAGTGCCACTCGGGGAACTGGCACAAGGTTCCCCCCAGACCCCCTCCTGACCCCTTATAATAACAGTATGAAAAACACCCACCTCGAACACCCCGAAGATTCTATCCTGACCGGGGACCTGACCGTTCTGGATTGGTTCGTGAATCCCGGCACCCTAAGTGTAAAGATTGACGGAGCGCCTGCTATTGTTTGGGGCACGAATCCTGCCAACGGTAAGTTCTTTGTTGGCACCAAAAGTGTCTTCAACAAAGTCAAAATCAAAATCTGTTATACTCAAGAAGATGTGTTTGCTCTGTATGGTGAGCAACCCGCACTGATTGAGATTCTAGCGGCATGTCTTAAGTATCTGCCCCGTACAGAGACAATCTATCAGGGAGACTTCATCGGGTTTGGTGGTTCTAATGAGTATACTCCGAACACCATCACTTATAAGTTTTCTGAGATTGTGCGGCAGACTATTATCATCGCACCCCACACTTGCTATTATGCCGAGAGCGACATTCGTGATGCGGTTGCAATGCCTGACCGTGCCATATGGAATGATACCGACAGCGTAAAGTTTGTCAAACCAGATACTTATATCCTTCACAATCAGGAGTCCTTCGCTGATGTTGAGGAAGTGGTAAAGTTTACCCGTGCTATGGCACTTGCTGTAGAGTTTGTTTCTGACAAGCAAGCAGCAAAGATTAAGAAACAACTGAATGCCTGTATTCGTGCCGGTGATGCTATCATTGCCCAAACGTTTGAGGACTTTGATTGTGACCCTAAACTGATTGGACTGTGGGCACTAGTGAAGTCAATCAAAGATGATTGTTTGTTCCTGTGCCGCAATAGTGGTCCCGCAGCATACATCAACGGCAACCGTATTGATTCTGAGGGTTATGTGATGACCAATGAGTTTGGTATGTTCAAACTGGTCAATCGTGAGGTCTTCAGCTATGCTAACTTCAATCACGGGAGGTTTCAGGTCGCATAAGCAACACTGATGGTTCGGGGGGTTGACCTTCCCCCCTCTGACCCCTTATAATTGATTCATAAGCAACCCACCCGATGCTCAACACTCTCCAAGTCGCCGCTCAACTCAAGGTCACCAACTTTGATGCATTTGCCAAACCCGGTAAAAACAAAGGTTCGCGTGGGCAACTGATTGAAACTGCCCTTGGCATTCCTAACAGTTCCAACCTGAAAGATTTGGTGGACGGTGAACTTAAGACTTTCACAGTTGGTGAGTCTATCGCCGTCACACAGTTGAAGCACTGCCTCTCTGAAATCATCGAAGACGGTGTTAGTTTCACTGATAGTAAGGTAGGAGAAAAACTATCTCAGACCATCTACGTTGGTTTCACCCGTGCCAATGATTATGTGGGTACTGAGGTTCTGAATCCTGAGACTCACCCTGAGCACTATCAGGAACTGGCAGAGGATTACACCTTCATTTGTGATACCATCCGCAGTTCATTTGACTCTGGCAGTATACTCAACACTATCACCGGACCTAACGGACTGCTGCAAATCCGCACCAAAGCATCTAAAACTAACGGTCGCTATGTTCCTCTGACCTTTGCAAATTGCACCCTCAAAGATAAGGGTATGGCATTTTACCTCTGTGGCAAGTTCGGGAAGGAGGTCCTGTGACAGTCTGACCGCTGGCACACTGGGGGTCCGCTGGCACCCTCCGACCCCTTATAATTGATTCATACCAAACAACCCAACCGATGCGAATCGAAGTCCGCTACCAGACCCCCTACAACCAGACCGAGTGGCGCTCCCAGTGGTTCCCCACCCTTCCCGAAGCGGAGCGGATGGTAGACTTCTACCGCTCCTGCGGGTCACCCTCCCACATCTGCCCCTCATCGCTGGCACAGTTCGCCCACCTTCAGTAGTGGCACACAGGGGGCACCTGATGCCCCCTCTGACCCCTTATAATTGATTCATACCAAACGAACCGACCCGAATGACCCGCAACGCCATCACCGCTCAGGACCGTGCCGCCCAGTCCCGTGCCATCGCTGCCGCTGCCATCGCTGAGGCAGACCGTAAGGCAGGCACCGCTGATGAGCGTAACCTCAACACCCTGATAGGTATTCTCACCCTGCCCCGCTGCGGTTGTAATGGTCATCCTGCCTGCCCCCGCTGCGGTTGGATGTGACAGTTGCCCTAGTGGCACACGGGGTCTCCCAGGACCCCTCTCCACCCCTTATAATTGATTCATACCACGCAACCCAAGCAAATGCAAATCACTAAAGTCTACGCTGTCATCGGTGGTTTTGATTATGAAGGTGAGGACTTCAAATCGCTCCGCTTGTTTGACTGCTTCTCCACTGCAAATGCATACCTTGTGTATCTTGAGGAGCAGGAGGGTTATGATTACTCCAAGATGGATGTTCGGGAGGTGAATATGGAATCGGCACTGCTGTGTGCCGCCTGAGGCACTGGCACATCGGGTGCCCCTGGCACCCTCTCCACCCCTTATAATTGATTCATACCAAACAACCCAAGCAAATGACCGTCACCACCTACCAGACCTGCCTGACCGACCAAACTTATAACGGTTGGACCAATTATGAAACCTGGAACGTAGCTCTCTGGATTCAGAATGATGCTTGCGTTCAGGATGCTATCGCAGAACGTGATATCTGCTGCTATGAAGAACTGCTTGAATTGATGTATGATTGTGGTGCCAAAGAGACCCGCGACGGTGTGAAATGGACTGACCCTAAAGTCAACCGCGCAGAAATCAACGGCGACATTTTCGACTTCTAAATCTCAAGTCCTGGGAGAATGACTCTAAACTTCTCCCACACTTTCATTAACATTTTTCTTTCTACATTATGTCCCGCGATGTCCTCCTCTCACTCCTTGCTAAGGGTTCCAATGGTGAGCAAATTCTCCAGATTCTTGATTCAATTGTTGATGGGGTTTCTGATAGTGTCAGTCCTGATTCCGCTGCTAATCCTACTCTAAGTGAGATTCAGTTCTGATACCTAACCAATTGCCAGACTGGCACCGGGTCACCGGGACCGGGACCCCTGACCCTGTAGACTAAAGCATACCAAACGAACCGAGACCAAATGACCGCCTTCAACCCCTACGTCGCAACCCTGATTGAAATGGGATACGATGAGCAGGACTGCCGGAACGTTGCTGCCGCTGGTTTGGATGCCACGTATCCCCGAACCATCCACGGGCGGACCTTCCAAACCAAAGCAGAATACGATGAGGCACTGGCAGACTTCCTCAACGGAATCTGAGGGGTCCTGCCCCCGACCTGCTACAATACTATCAACCGCAACCGACCCGAATGACCCGCGCTCTGTTCCCCATCGGATTCTGTGCCCTCTGCCTGATGATTGGCAACGCTGCCCTCTCCACCATCGGCGCCACACTGGAAGCGGAGCAGGCGGAAATCTGCCACCGTAGCGGTTCGCTGGACTGCCCCCCATTGCCCCGCTGACCTGCTACAATACTATCAACCGCAACCAATCCCGATGATCCTCAAGGTTACCCGCTTCTCCCGCCGAAACAAGGTCACTCCTATGGTTCAGTTCGTCCGCTTCCCCGAGGGCGTTTCCCCTCAGATGGGATATCGTCTGTTGGGCAACCCCTCCAACGGAATCAATATCAAGCGGGCAACCGTTGAGCAGGTCGGACCCGATCAGGTCACCAAAACCCCTAAGGTTTATGATTTGCGGGTCGGACGGGTTCTGACTGCTGCCTGACCCCTGATCTGCTACAATACTATCAGTTCCACCGACACCGACCCCGATGACCTCTGCCGAACTGACCGCTGCCATTGCCTCCGGAGAATTCAAGGTCACCCGCCTGCCCCGCCGTGGTCCCCGTCCCGGTCAGGCAGCGATGACCCGTAAAGAGGACCTTGCTGCCCGCCACCTTGAGCGCCGCATTAAGCAGGGGTGGGTTTCCCTCTGACCCCATTCCATGCTATGATTCTCTCAGTTCCAAACCAACCAACACCGATGGCACTCTTCTCTCCAGCAACCGACCTTCAGACCCGCCAGACCGTATGGGTCTCCCGCAACGTTTCCAAGGGTCGCCCGCAACTCAACTCCCACCGTGATGATGTGCTGGGTCGCTCCATGGAGTCCGATGGTCTATCCGCCGTTGAGTTGGCAGACCTTCACACCCCGTTCGTGGGTTGGCAGGGTCCGGGTCATCAGTTCTACTGTAACCCCGAAGCAAAGCGCCTGACCTGGTTGGGGTGAGTTCGTGGGGGTGGGGTTCGTTCCCTGCCCCCGATTCGTGGTATGATTCTCTCAGTTCACAAGCAACCGACCCTCATGCGTAACCCCCTCTACACCGTCATCATCTGGCAGGACGTACCGAGCAGCGCCTGCTCTGAACTCCGCCTTCGCTTCCGGAAGCGCAATATCACCGTCTTCTGGCGGTCGGGTCACCTCAGCACCCATACCGTCCGCCGCCGTGATATGCTCCGCCTGCTCAATCCGCAGCAGAGCGTTGGGCAGTGGTTGAACCGTTATGCTCTGGGGTGACCCTCTGGTCGTTCCTGGTCTGGTTGGGGTTCTGACCCCATTCGTGCTACAATTCACTCAGTTCACACCCCCCCCCCATCATGGCACTTCACAACCAACACACCGCCATCGGTCATCTGGGTTCCGGCGCCGATGGCGTTCGTGCCTCTATGGCAGTCAACTCTGCCAACGGTTCGGGGCGTGGCATGACCCTGACCCCCGTAACCGGTCTGGGTCGGCAGTGGGTCGGAGACAAGACCACCAACGCCCAACGCTTCGCCGCTCAGGCAAAGGCAGACCGAATTGCCGCTGCCCGTGACCGCCGCCTGAATGGGGTGGGTCACTCCCCGCTCGCTGCCCGCTTCTGAGCGGGTTGGTCGTTCGTGCCGGGGCAGTCTGGTCGTTCGTGTGGGGACAGTGCCCATGGCGCGGTGCCGACCCCCCGCCGCCCCGTATATAAAAACGCCTAACTACCCTAACCTACAAAGTGTTACGGAAGCGAGAGATGTATAAACACCAAACATAAAAAAATTTTTCGCTATATAAAAAATAAAATAAAGTTTTATAAACACGAAAATGAAAAAAAATTCCGAGGAAATTTTCGAGTCCATACAAGTTGATCCAATTACCGGGCAATATTTTTTAATAATCCCCGAACAAATTATGAACGAACTTTCTTGGTATGAAGATACCGAAGTCAAGTTTTTATTGGATGGTAAAGATGTGATTCTTTCCGAAAACGATTGATTGACAACTGATATATAATGTTGTATGATACTGAAGTAACTACTTACTATTATGGCTAAAGGATTTACCGTTAAAGCATCTGCCCCCGTAGCAGCAAATAAAGAATTAGAATGGGATTACGATCTAGCAAGGGAAATGGTACGAGGCAAATCAATTGTCTTTTGTCTTCCCGGAAGAGGAGTCTCCTATACATATCTGAAAAGTTTTGTTCAATTGTGCTTTGATCTTGTACAGAACGGTGCAAGCATTCAAATCTCACAAGACTATTCATCCATGGTAAACTTTGCACGATGCAAATGTTTGGGTGCGAATGTACTCAGAGGTCCAAATCAACTTCCCTGGGATGGAAAACTCAATTATGATTGGCAACTTTGGATTGACTCTGATATTGTCTTCAATAGTGAAAAGTTTTGGCAATTAGTTCTTATGGACAAAGATATTGCATCTGGATGGTATGCAACCGAAGACGGGCATACAACCTCAGTGGCACACTGGATGGAAGAAGATGATTTCCGCAATAATGGTGGAGTCATGAATCATGAGACCGTCGATAGCATCTCCAAGCGTCGCAAACCATTCACAGTTGATTATGCAGGATTTGGTTGGTTACTGATTAAGAAAGGAGTCTTCGAGCACTCGGAGATGACATATCCATGGTTTGCACCAAAGATGCAAGTCTTTGAATCTGGAGAAGTTCAGGATATGTGTGGAGAAGATGTATCATTCTGTTTGGATGCAAAAGAAGCAGGATTTGAGATTTGGTGCGACCCTCGTATTAGAGTCGGTCACGAAAAGACAAGAGTAATTTGATGACTAACGAATCTTACAATATAATCTGTAAGGGTCGTAAAATTTATTCTAATCTTACAGAAGAAGAATACTTCAATACTATGGAGGATCTGTCCGTACAATTTTATCAGACGGGTTCTCCAAATCCAAATGAAATTGAAACTGAAATTATAGGAGAAAATTAATGGCAATTAAAAAATCATCAGGTGGTGGTGGGAAGCAAGTAATTGAATCTCTCCCCAAGAAAACTAAGCAAGGTTGTGGTGCTCATACTAAGTATGCGGCATCTTCTCGTAATAAAGCTCGTAAGAAATACAGGGGACAAGGTAAAAAATGAATCCATTGCTTTTCATTTCTGAAGATAAAGAAAAGGCACTAATTCAACAAATAACTTATCTCATTCAAGTATCGGAGATTGATATTCATCCTTCCGATACTTGTTTTTTAATGGTTTCTCCCGATTATTCCGCAATTGTGACACAACATCTTTCACATTCTTTAAGTATGGATGGAGAAATATTTCATATAGAATCAGTTAATGTTCCATTTCCGGATGAAAATGTAAACGAATATCGTAAAGATTTTATTGAAAACTATTTAAAGTGGTCAAAACAGTGGAAAAAATTTGTTTTAATTGAGGCAGGAGTTATAAGAGGAGGTAATTATAAATGGATTACGGATATAATTGACAAAAAATACTATACAGTAGCATTATGTGAGAATATTCATAGTAAATTTAAAAGTGATTTTGTCTCGTTATACTATGATGATAGTAAAGTAGACCTTCATTTTTGGTGGGAAAGACCAAATAATCATTGGAGATAATAGACTAAATATTTTTTTTACATAAAATTTAGTTGAAACAGCATTCGATGGGAACTCATCTCCTTTTGGAGGTGTATGATGTTAAATTTAACCTCTTAAATGACGTAATATCTCTCCAAGAAACAATGGAGAAGGGTATTAATCGTGCAAATATGACTATTTTGAATATTTTTTCTCATTGTTTTTTTCCTCAAGGATGTACTATTGTTATTGCACTCTCAGAAAGTCATGTTTCTTGCCACACCTGGCCTGAAAATGGTTGTATAGCAATTGATGTCTATACTTGTGGTGAAGGAAATCCTAGACTAGTTGCAATTGAATTATTAAAATATCTAAATTCTGATAATTACAATCTTCGAGAAGTAAATCGTTAAATAGTAATAGGAGATAGAAACCTCCTTTATAAAAGTTCTGTTTTAAATTAAAACAGGAGTTTCAAAATGCTATTCGAATCAGAAGAAAATCAAAAAAGACTCATTCAAGAAGTGGTCTATGATGTTGCACCGAAGCATAACCTAAAAAAACAAGTTGAACTGCACGAAAAAATTCGTAATGATGAAGACTATGATGATTGGTCTTATGGAACAGAACCAAACTATGGTTCTTCCTGGAAGTAGGTATAAATAAATAAAAAACTTTCGTTCGATGGCAATTCAAAGGATATCCAGATCATTCAAAGATATCAGTTTATCCTTTGAACCACATCCAGTGACAAAGGATCTGCCGATACTAAAGAATGAAAATGCAATTCGTAGATCAGTAAGAAATATTGTAGAAACTATTCCAACGGAAAGATTCTTCAATTCACTCTTAGGATCTGATATTACAAAAAGTTTATTTGAATTTGTTGATTTTGGTACTGCATCAGTAATACAAAGTCAAATTGAAATATCCATTAATAACTTTGAACCAAGAGTTAATAATGTAGAAGTTCAGGTAGATCCTATTCCAGATGATAATACCTTTAATGTAACAATTATTTTTGATATTATAGGGCAAGAATTTCCAACTCAAGAATATTCATTCATACTAGAGGCAACAAGATAAAATGCCTTTTACTAAATTTACAAATCTAGATTTCGATCAGATAAAGACATCCATTAAAGATTATCTCCGTGCCAACTCCACATTCACGGATTTTGACTTTGAGGGATCTAATTTTTCTGTACTAATAGACACGCTAGCATATAATACCTATATTACCTCATTCAACTCGAATATGGTTGTGAACGAATCCTTTCTGGATTCTGCAACTGTTCGTGAAAATGTTGTTTCACTAGCAAGAAATATCGGTTACGTACCTCGCTCCAGGACGGCAGCAAAGGCACAAATATCATTTAATATCCCCACAACCGCAACTCCCACACTTACCTTACAGAAAGGTCTAGTCTGTATAGGTTCTGTAGATAATACTTCATACACATTTTCAATCCCAGACAACATATCATCAAATGTTGTAGACGGAGCAGCATCTTTTAATAATATTAATATCTATCAAGGAACATTTTTAACTAAACAATTTACAGTAGATGGATCTCTGGATCAAAGATTTATTTTAAACAACTCATTTATTGATACTTCCACCATCTCAGTCTATGTGAAGGGAATTAATGATAGTGGTCTTGGAGTAGAATATTCTTCTGTTGATAATATTCTTAATGTAGATTCATCCTCAAGAATATATCTCCTACAAGAAGTTCAAGATGAAAAATATGAATTACTTTTCGGTGATGGACTGATTGGAAAAAAATTAGAAAACAATTCAGTAATTACAGTAAATTATATTGTTACCGATGGTGAAGATGGTAATGGTGCTTCTTCATTTTCTTTTGCCGGGAGCACTAGTCCAAATAGTGAAACAGGTTCGGTCTCTGTTATAACGAATCAGTCATCTCAAAATGGTTCTGAAATAGAATCCATAGATTCTGTCAAATATTTTGCCCCAAGAATTTATTCCTCCCAATATAGAGCAGTAACATCAAGAGATTATGAGGCAATTATAAAAAAAATATATCCAGATACCGAATCAGTTGCTGTTATTGGAGGTGAGGAATTAGATCCACCAGAATTTGGTACAGTATCAATAAGTATTAAACCAAAAAATGGAACTTTTGTTTCCGATTTTAATAAAGAACAAATTAAAAATAAATTAAAGCAATATAGTATTTCTGGAATTAATCAAAAAATAATTGATCTTAAGATATTATATGTAGAAATTGATTCATCAATTTATTACAACTATGCTCAAGTATCGGCAGTAGAATCATTGAAAACAAAAATTATAAATTCATTGACAGAATATTCCGATTCTGTGGATCTCAATTCATTTGGTGGAAGATTTAAATATAGTAAGGTTCTTCAAATAATTGACAATACTGATATTGCTATAACTTCTAATATCACTAAGGTTAGAATTAGAAGAGATTTGAAAGCGCAGATAAACCAGTTTGCACAATATGAACTATGCTTTGGAAATAAATTTCATATCAATAGTGGCGGTTTTAATATTAAAAGCACTGGATTTAAAATTTCTGCAGATTCGGATACCGTATATCTAACAGATGTACCTAATAGCGATGGAAAAACTGGAATACTATCAATAGTAAAACCTTTAAGCGATGGAACTACAAGAATAGTTGCAAAATCTTCCGGAACAGTTGATTATGTGAAAGGTGAAATTAAATTGGGAACCATAAACATTATTTCAACATCTAAAGAAAATGATATTATCGAAATACAGGCATTCCCAGAATCTAATGATGTTCTTGGACTAAAAGATTTATATTTAAATTTTAGTATTTCAAAAAGCACAATAAATATGGTAAGAGATGTAGTTGCCTCCGGTGATGAAATATCAGGTACATTATTTGCCAGAGACTATTATACATCAAGTTATTCAAACGGGAATTTAATAAGAGCATAATATGATACAGACTGGGTTCGAATCTAGAGTTAAGGTTCAGCAAGTTATTGAAAATCAACTTCCAAACTTTATTTTGGATGAAAGTCCAAATACGGCAGAATTTTTAAAGCAATATTATATTTCTCAAGAATATCAAGGTGGTGTAGTTGATATTGCAGAAAATTTAGATCAATATTTGAAATTAGATAATCTAACTCCAGAAGTTGTAGTTGATAGTACGATACTTACAATAGGAATCACAACAACATCAAATATTATTACAGTAAGTAGTACTAAAGGTTTTCCTCAAACTTATGGTTTATTGAAGATTGATGATGAAATTATTACATATACCGGAATAACCACAAATACATTTACAGGATGTGTTCGTGGGTTTAGTGGCATTACTAATTATCATTCAAATTCAAATCAAGAAGAATTAGTATTTTCAGAATCGATATCTACATTTCATAGTGCTGGATCATCCGTACAAAATCTAAGTTCTTTATTCTTAAAAGAGTTTTATAAAAAAATAAAATACACTTTTACTCCAGGTCTGGAAGAAGTTGATTTTGTATCAAATTTAAATGTTGGTAATTTTATAAAGGAAGCAAGATCATTTTATCAGGCAAAGGGGACTGACGAATCATTTAGAATTTTATTTAATATTTTATATGGAGTAACTCCTCTGGTAGTAAATTTAGAGGAGTTTTTAATTAAACCATCTTCGGCAGAATTTATAAGAAGAGAAATTGTAATTGCAGAAAGAATTTCTGGAGATCCTTCTAAATTGGTAGGTCAAACAATTCAGAAATTTAATGATGAGAGCACTAGTGCCTCAATTTCTGAAGTAGAACTATTTACCAGAAATAATATACAATATTTTAAGATTTCACTTTTTGTTGGATATGAAAATTTTTCCGCTGTTCTTGGAAATTTTACAATTACTCCAAATACAAAAAGTCTAAAAAATGTTGCCATCGGGTCGTCAGTAATTTCAGTAGACTCTACAATAGGATTTGCTGGAATTGGAACCATCATATCTGGAATTAATACTATCACTTATACAAGTAAGAGTATTAATCAGTTTTTTGGATGTACTGGAATTACATCTTCAATTTTATCATCTGCCGATATAAGATCTGATGAAATTTATTTTGGATATGAAAATGGAGATTTGGATAAAAAAGTTGAGTTAAGACTTACGGGAGTATTATCTAAATTTGTTCAAGTATCAGATACTTTAAATTTGGATGAAGGGCAAAAAATATCAGTTAAAAATATTGGGGATTTGATTCAAAATCCGCAGCAGAATAAGACATATAAAGAAATATTTGCAAATTCGTGGATATACAATACTGGATCTAGATATGAAATAGAAAATATCAGTAATTTTACTTTAAAAAGTCCAATTGACAGGTCTAGTTTAAAAATTGGAGATGAAGTAGAAATTTTAGAAAAAAATAGTAATGTTGTAGTTTCATCTTCTGGTGCATATATTTCGGATATTATATCTTCACAAAATAGAGTTATTATATATAATTTAAACTTCACGGCAGAAAATGGAGTGAAGTATGATTTAAGAAGAAAAATTAATACCGCAAACAGTACAGTAGTTCCAATAGAATTTGGAAATAATGTTATTTTATCAGATATTCAAAATTTATATACTGATGATGAGTATGCCTATGTAGCTTCTAACTCATTACCATCGGGTAGAGATGGATATGATGGAAATTTTACATATAAAATAACAAAAGATATTAAAACATCAGTTGGAATAGGAACTGCTGATGTAATAGATAACAACTACACAAGTATAGTATTTCAAAATCCAGTTCCATTTATCACTGGCGATAGAATTTACTATCAACCATCAGGAACACCTATTGTTGGATTAGATACTGGAGATTATTATGTACAAGTTCTAGATCCATCTAATAAAATAAGATTATATTCATCATTATCATTTGTTGGAACTGATAATTTCTTAACATTTTCAAATTCAAATTTTGCCAATCAAACTCATAGATTTACATTATATTCTCAGAAATCTGGTATAATTGGTGCTCAAAAATTACTCAAAAAATTTCCATTATCTGAAAGTATCGATACTGGAACTGGAGAATTAACAATTCCAGGTTCAGTCGGAATGTTAATTAATGGTGTTGAAGTTAATAGTTATAAATCTAATGATAAAGTATACTATGGTCCTTTAAAATCTATTAGTGTATTAAATGGTGGAATAGACTATGATGTTATTAATCCCCCATCAATATCCGTTTCTTCTGGAATTGGATCTACAGCATTAGTTAGACCAGTAGTTGGTGGGTCAATTAAAAAAGTTTACATCGATTCTCAAGACTATGATATCAATACAATTGTATCTATTGGTGTAACTGGTGGTAATGGGTCTGGTTGCGTATTAGAACCCATTCTTACGAAGAGAAGAAGAGATATTTTCTTCGATGGAAGATTGACCACAAATTCTGGGGGAATTAGTTCAACGACAAATCAATTGTCATTTTTAACGAATCACAATTTAAGCAATGGGGAATTAGTAGTTTACAATTCTAATGGAAATTCTTCAATTGGTATTGGTACTACAAATTTAACTTTAGTAAATAATGCCACATATTATTCTAAAGTTGATAATAACAGAACTATCAGACTTTATCAGTCCAATTCTGATTATCAGTCGGGAATTAATACTATCAAATTTAATGGAATTAGTGCCGGAGGAATACATAAGTTTTCTACTGCATCATTTAAAAATACCATATCAGAGATTAAAATATTAAATGGTGGGAATGGATATACAAATAGAGAGTTAATTGTTTCTTCAACAGGAATATCCACAATAAACTACACGATTAGTTTCGAAAATCATGGATTTAAGAGTGGAGAACTTGTAACTTATCAATATGAAACATCTACAATTGGAATTTCTACATTATCTCAATATCATGTATTGAAAAATAATGATGATTCTTTTAGACTTTGTGATGCTGGAATTGGTGGAACTGACATATCAAATTATAATAGAAAAAATTATATTAAATTTTCTTCTACTGGATCGGGATATCAATATTTTAGTTATCCTAATATTTCTGTTTCTATACAATATACTCCTGTTGGATTTGGAACCACAAGTCAACAGATTCAATCTCTTGTAGCAACTCCTATTGTTAAAGGTAATATTATAGATGCTTATCTATATGAAAGTGGAACTGGATATGGATCGACAATTGTAAATCTTGAGAGAAGACCATTAATAACGATAAAAACCGGAAAGGAGGCAAAATTAAAACCAATTATTGTAAATGGTCAAATTAATTCCGTAAATATTCAATATGGTGGGGTTGATTATTATTCAACTCCTGATTTGGTTGTAACAGATTTAACCGGTGCCGGATCCGGAGCAGATTTAAGACCAGTCATTACTAACCAAAAAATAACAGATATTAAGATAGTAAATCCGGGAATTGGATACTCAAGCACCTCAACAATAATTAAAGTAAATCCTTCAGGTTCTAATGCAATTTTAAGTGCCAATATTAGAGATTTAACAGTTAATAATAACTTAAAGTTTGGTGATGAAATTTTAATAGAAACTGAAAATCAATTGCAGTATTCTGTTTGTGGATATTTTGAAAACTTAAGAACTTCATTTGGTGATAGTGGATCTCAGGTTTCTAATATAATTGGGTGGGCATATGATGGAAATCCAATATATGGAGCATATGGATATTCTAATCCGGAGGATACCAATTCTACTCCTAAAATTTTAACTTCTGGATATACATTAAGTTCTTCTAACATTATTGATAGACCAGAATTGCCGTTAGGGTTCTTTGTTGAAGATTACAAATACACAAATTCTGGAGATTTGGATGAAAATAATGGAAGATTTGGAAAAACACCAGAATTTCCAAATGGAGTTTATGCATATTTTGCAACTATTAACCCAACCTCTTTCACTTCACAATTCCCATATTTTATAGGAAACAAATATAGATCTAATACCATAAATGAAAACTATACTTTAAACCAAACATTTGATTTTAACAACTCAAATTTACTTAGAAATACCTTACCGTATAAAGTATCCGATAATTATGCAAAAAATGATTTTATAGTAGAGACTAATGAAATTACATCACAAGAGTCGATTGTTGAGTCGGTATCTGAAGGATTTGTAAGTTCTTTTGATATTATTAATTCTGGATCTGATTATAAAGTTAATGATATTTTAAATTTCAACGATAGTGGCACTTCTGGAGGTGGATTGATTGCAAGAGTATCTTCAATAGAAGGAAAAGATATTACAAAAATAGATACTTCTATAGAAACTTATGAAAATTCTATTTTTACATATAATGCTGGAGGGGAAGTAAAAGTTACAATTAAACCATATCACAATTTGTCCAATAATGATTTTGTTATGGTTTCAGGATTTTCAACCAACTTATCAAAGTTAAATAATTCATATAAGATTGGAGTATCTTCGTATTATTCAAATGTTCTTAAGGACATTCCATCAACATCAACATCAGGATTGACAACTGAAATTTATATTACACAACTTCCAGAAACCGTATCTATAGGAAGTAGCATCGCAATAGGTAGTGAAAGACTATCAGTATTGGAAGTATATAAAAACCTTAATATACTTAAAGTAGAAAGAGGATCTACCGGAGTATCTCACACTGCAACTACTCAAATAAACTTTATTCCAGATTCATTCATTATTTCACAAAAAATAGATTATTTTGAATCTAATGTAAATGACAAAGTATTTTTCAATCCAAAACAATCAGTAGGAATTGGTACTACACCTGGAATTACAAATAAAATAACATTTCAATTTGGAGATTCTAATATTACCAGAACTGTTCCAACTCAAGGAATTTATATTGAAAATCACCCATTTAAAAATAATCAGCAGGTAATATTTGCGAGCAATGGTAATGGTGTAATATCAATTTCAACTTCACTAAGTACAGGTACATTTGATTTACCTCAAAATGTATATGTAACTAATAAAAATAAAAATACAATTGGAATAAAAACTACTCTCAATTCTTCCGAAGTATTCTTCATTACTAACGGTAGTGATAATGATAAGTATTCATTTGAAAGTACATACCCACAAATAGTTGGAAAGGTTGAAAGAGTTAAATCTACAGTTTCAGTATCAACTTCTCACGAACTTTCTAGCGGAGATGTTATTAGTTTAAGTATAGAACCAAATCTTTCTGTTGGTATTGGAACTTCTACTGGCATTAGAGTAAAAAGAGATTTAATAACTGGAAACATTTTAATCAATCCAATTGGATTTACTTCAACCGGAATTAACACATCAACAAATAGCATTTCAATTAATTCGCATAACTTAAAAACTGGAGATAAAATTCTATATTCATCTAATTTAGTTGCATCTGGATTATCAACTGGATTTTATTATGTTTACCGAGTTAATGATAACACAATAAAACTTTCTGAAACATATCTAGACTCTAAAACCATTCCCCCAACAACAGTAAGTATTGCCGGAACTGGTGGTTCAAGTCAAAGTATTTCATTAATAAATCCCCAAATTGAATCAATTAAAAATAATAACCTTATATTTAATTTATCAGATAATTCTTTAGCGGGATATAAATTTAAACTTTACTACGATCAAGATTATAATAATGAATTTATTTCAACTCCATCTTCTAATTTGTTTACACTATCTGACATTGGAACTATAGGAGTTTCCACTAATGCCTCTCTGGCAATTAATTATAGTGAAAGTTTACCAACAAAGTTATATTACAATTTAGAAAAATCTGGGTACATTAGCACTTCAGATACAGAAGTAAATAATTATTCCGAAATATTATTTGCGAATAGCGTATATCGTTCTAATTATATAATTTCTGGTGTAGGAGCAACTACATTTAATGTTTCTTTATCTAAAAAACCAGAAAAATTAACATATATTCAAAATGAGTGTGATAAATTACAATATACTACTACTTCATTATCGGCAAAAGGTCCTATTGATAGAATTGATATTATTTCTGGTGGTTCTGGATATAAAAAACTTCCAACATTTGTAGGATCTAATTCTGCGAACGGAAAGGATGCTTACATTACTCCAAAATCGACATCTATAGGCAATGCAAAAGAAGTAAGAATTGTCAATGAAGGATTTCAATATTCTTCAGATAAAACTTTACAACCAGTTGCATTCATATCTCCTCTAATCACAATTAAAGACTCAAATACAATTGGTATTGTTACAGTTAATAATGGCGGAAATGGATATACTGATTCCCCATCTGTAATAATTGTGAATTCTAGCACTGGAGAAAAAATTGATAGTGGAATATTGGAAGCAAAACTATCAGGAAATTCTATTGATTCTATAAGTATTATACAGCAACCAAATGGTCTTCCAGAAACAACGGTACAATTATTCACCACCAATAACACTAATGGAATTAGTATTCAACAAGTTCAATCTTCTTCAAGTGGAATATTTACTTGCTTCATAACAACACCAACTTTAGGATTTTCTACCTTTGTACCATATCCTTTTAGTGCTAATGATCAAGTATTTGTGGAAGGAATTCAAAAATTTAGTACCGAAGGGACTGGATTTAATTCTGAAGACTATGGATACAAATTCTTCAAGATTCAGAGTATTAATACTGCTGGAGTTCTCGATTCAGTAACAATCAATATTTCTGGATTAACTACAAATACTGGTATAGCAAAAACAATTCAGGATTCTGTTGGAAATATCATAAAAAGAACCGACTATCCATCATTTACTGTTACTCAAATTCCATCTCAATTTATTGTTGGAGAAAAACTTATTTCAAATGATACTGAGAGAGACTTAGAAATTTCTTCATATGAAAATTCATTTATTAAAGTATCCGGAACCTATGAGTTGTCTGTTGGAGAAATTATTATAGGAAAAGAATCTGGAAATATAGCAACAATAGATAAAATTGAATCTGGTATCGGTAGATTTAAGATTGACTATTCAGTTGAAAAAAACATTGGATGGTCTAATGATATTGGTAAATTAGATCAAGATAATCAAGTTATTCCGAATAATGATTATTATCAGAATCTTTCCTACACGGTAAAGAGTCCAATTACATATCAAGAATTAAGAACACCAGTTAATAGTTTAGTCCATACTAGTGGATTGAAGAATTTTGCAGATACTGGAATCACATCAACTACAAACTTTGGTGCTATAAATTCTGAGAATGCTACATCTATAATTTATGACATAATAGAAGAAAACCGAGTAGATACAATTTATGATTTTGATTTAGTAAAAGATATTGATGTAGTTGGGACTTCTTCAAAGTTCTTAAAATTAAAAAATAAAAAATTAACTGATTACATTGAGTGTAGAAGTAATGTAGTTTTAAAAATAGATGACATAAATCGACAATTTTCCGACTCCGATGGAAATCCAAGTGAATTTCTCAATTTACTACAATTAAATTCTGGAGTATCTTATAACAATATACTAGTCCGGGTTTCCAGTCTTGATAATACAGAAATTCAATTAACGGAATTAGTTTTATTGAATAATGGAAGTAATCCATTTTTGGCAGAAAAATCAACTCTAGTCAATACTGGAGTAGGACTTACACATATCTCCGGAGAACCAATAGGAAAATTTATATTAATTGAAGACGATGTGGATGATAATACTTACTTAAGATTTATTCCAAATAATCCATTCGATATTGATTATGATGTTAAACTAATTAATAGTAATTTTAATTCTCCTTTAGTAGGAATTGGGACAACTTCTGTAGGATTCATCAATTTAACCGGTTCAAATAGAACTGCGGCATCTGGAATACAAACTTCACTTGTATCCGTAGAATCTAATAAGTTTTCTTCATTGTATTTAAATGTCCAGATTGTTGGTTCAGCAACAACTCAAATGAACTTTGCTGAAGTTTATTTGAATCATAAAGAATATGTAAACTTATTATCTACAACAATTAATTCAACTGTTGGAATTGGATCAACTGTAATTTTTGTTGCTGATACAACTGGACTTATAGTTGGTGTAAGTTCTGTAAGTGTGGTTGGCGCCGCAATTACTAACAGACCAATTGTTGCCATTGGATCTACATTTGTTCAAATCGGCACTGCATCTACATCATCAAGCATAATTGGTGTTGGCACTGTCGTCAATTTTAGTACTATCATCGATGATACTTATATCTCAGAATATTATTTTGATTCTGAATTTTCCAGCAATTATTATTCCGGTAATAATATAGGAATATTCACGGCAAGTATTTCTCCTTCTGGAATTTTATCATTAAATTATATTAATAATTCATCAAATCCAGTAAATGTCAGGTCAAAAGTTGTTGGGTTTGGAACAACATCTGTAGGAACTGGTGCATATAGATTTATATCTCCAGGTCAAATACCAGGAAATGAAAGAAGTGCAGTATATCAATCAACTTATTCATCCACAGTTTCTTCCGCATCAACTGTCATATCATTGGATAAATCTAATTTTAATGCAGTTAAATCTTTGGTGGAAGTCAGTGTTGGATCAACAAGTGCTCTTCATCAAATTATGTTAATACAGGACGAAACTGACATTTATGTTCAACAGTCACCATTTCTTTCTGTTGGAAGCACAAATGGAATTGGAACTTTTGGTGGAGAATATTCTGGTAGTAATTTTATACTAAAATTCTATCCAGACACAACAATAACTTCAAAGGTTAATATTTCAGCATTTAATCAATGTTTCTATACAACTTTAGATATTCAAAATACTGCTCCGAATTTAAGTTACGGAACAGTAGAAGAATCGATTGATATTAAATTATATAATGCAATTAATGGAAGTAGAATTAATAAAACTAATTTTAATCTAAACTCCAATGGAATTGAAATTTTTAGAAAAAGATTTAATCCAATAAATCCATTAACTCCAGACCCATCAACGGGAATATTCACTATACAAAATCATTTCTTTAGTAATCTAGAAAAACTTATCTATACGCCAAAATCAACATTTATTGGAGTTGGTGCCAGTGCCGTTGGAATTGGTTCAACTCTAAATTCTGTAGGTGTTGTAACTACAATACTCCCATCTGATGTTTATGTTATAAAATTATCAGATAATACATTTAAATTATCCACAAGAAAGGATTATGCTACACTAGGAATTGGAGTTACATTTACTTCATACGGTAGTGGTAATGCACACCAACTTGAAATGGATAAAAAACTTGAAAAATCACTTATTACTATCGACAATATTGCCCAATACCCATTACAATTTACTCCAATAGCATATAATTTGCTTGGTAATGGTGGGCAAATAAGTGCAGGTTCTTCAATATTTGCCTTGAGTGGAATATCTACAATTATTCCAAAAGATATTCTAAAAATTGATAATGAATATATGGGTATAATTAATGTTGGATTGGGAACTACTAATGTTGGACCTATTACAAATAGTGGAAATGTTAATTTAGTTGAAGTCACTAGAGCATTTGTCGGATCATCGGCAACAACTCATACAGACACTACTTCAGTAAGAATTTATAAAGGATCTTATAATATTGTTGATAGTAATATTTTCTTTGCCGAATCTCCAAGAGGTAATCCACAAATAGAAAGAGATTCTAGTAATTTGACTTTCGAAACTTCTGATTTTACGGGAAGTGAAGCAGCATTATCGTTAGGTTATGCTTATAATATTCCTTGGACAAATATGTATGTTGGTGCCAATGTAAAGCTGATTTCGTCTACTTTAGAAACCTATAATTC